TTGGATGCGGGCCCAGACCTTTTGAAAGAATCCACTGAATCGATTCCATCCCTTTTGCAAAAGACTGATCAGAACGGTCCAGCTATCAGCGATGAAATGGGTGGTCTCTAGCCAACCCGTTTGCAATCCGGCCCACGCATCGGTCATCAATCCCGCGACGCTATAGACTGCACTTTGAAAGATACCGATGAAAAATCCTTTGAAGTCCAGCCACTTCGATTGCAGGAACGCCACACCGCGTTGCCATTCCATTTTCAGTGTCAGCCATAGGATCTTGCCCGCTAAGACGATGTCACCTGTTGCTAGGGCGTCACCGATTCCCTGCCACGCACCAAAAGCCGTGTCTTTGAGTTCATTGAACCTCTCGCCCAACCACTGCATTGCCTGCGAGCCAGCACCACTGGCATAGACGAAGTAACCGACCAGGGCCGCAAGACCAGCGATGGTCAGTCCAATCGGGGACATTAGCGCCGCGATCGCGGTCCCCAGGAATGCAAATACAGTGCCAACACCGGTAAGAACCGTGGCTGCCGCACCGAGCACCGTTCCGATCCCAGCGACTGCGGTCCCCAAGGCGACGATCGCTGCTCCACCAGCTGCGATCGCCATGCCGATCTTGAATACGGTGACGATCAGTTGTTTGTTGTTTTTGATCCAGTCGCTGATGGTAACGACGATCCTCACGGTCGAGTCGATCATCGCCGAGAGGACAGGCTCCAATGCCGAGCCAATCGTAAAGACAGTCTTTTTAAGCACTTTCCACAGGACATCGATGCGATCGCCAAAGGCTTCGGCCGCTTGGGCATCTTCGGTTGCCATGGTCAAGCCAAGATCGCGAGCTTGTTGTTGCAACTCCTCGATACCTTGGGCTCCAGCTTGGAGCATTGGTAAAAGCTGTGTGCCTGATTTTCCGAAGATTGCCATTGCGGTCGCGGTCTTGAGCGTTGGATCGGTGATCTGCGACATCCGATCCGCGATCGCCTTGAACTGCTCGTCGGGCGATAGTTTCGAGAGCTGCGCGACACTCAGTCCCAAGGACGCAAGTGTTTCTTGGGCCGACTGTGATCCAGATGCCGCTTCAAAGAGCATTTTCTGCATCTTCTTGAGCGACCCCTCGAGCGTTCCAAGATCAGCACCGGATTGCTCGGCGGCGAATCCCAGTTCTGAAAGGGCTTCGACCGACACACCGGTGCGCTGGCTCATATCGACCATATCGCTTCCCATGTCGGCAAAGACCTTGGCCGCTCCAGCCAAAGGGGCTACTACGCCGGCCCCGAGCATCCCCATTTTGGTGCCGATCCCTTGGAGGCTTTTGCCAAAGGCATCGAGCCGCTTCGAGGCATCATTGAGTCCCTTCACCAAACGAGAGTCTTTGGTAAAGAGCTCGATGTAGGCTGAACCGGCTTTGATACTGGAACTTGATGCCATCGTTACTGTTTCTCTTGCATCCGATCAATGAAAACGTGTTTGAGGGCTTCGATCCCAACCATCGTGCGAGGTTGGATCCGTTTCTTCGCATGCGGATTGAAATCTGAAGGGTGGTAGATCTTCGACCGTTTGGCATCACGATGGATGTTGGCAAGCATCGCCAGAACACTGGATGTGTGATTCCAGAGGACTTGGCTTCGCGCTTCGCCCATGGCGATTAGTTCTCGGAGGCTGAATGGTCCGGGGTCGATCCCGAGGACTCCGGCCAAGTGCCAGACGAGCTGATCCACTTCTTGGCTTCGGTTTCCGGGTCGATCGAATCGAGGATCGTTTCCGCGTGGCTGAGCACCTTGTCCCTGACGGTCTTGCCCGCTTCGATCGCCTTGCGAAGGCTCGCCCTGGCGCGGGCATCTGGGAAAAAATCGATCAGTTCCTCGACGAATGCATCGGCAGCTTGGGTGATCGCGTCACCCGCTAGCGCTCGACCAAAGTCCTCATCGCTGATCGATTGCTTGTCGGCTTGATCCTTGCACAAGCAATACAGCACATCGGCCAGAGATACCGGATCGGAAACAAGCTTTGAGAGAGACTTAAAGCCGTCGTCGACCAGTGCATACAGGTCGATCCCAAGCAGACCTCGGATCCGTTTAACGGCTGCAACATTGATCGCAACTTCCCAGGTACGCCTGGAGTTATCCACAAAACTGTGCATTTTCTAAATGCCTTCCGTAAGCAAGAGAATCGAAACGGGATTAGGCGACGGTCATCCAGCTAGGTGGGTTGGCCGAATAGGTTGGCTTGGCAGTGACCGAAACAGTGATCGCTTCCTCGAGGGCTTCATTGCGAGAGAAGCTGGCGATACGAAACGTGGCTCGCAGGCCTTGGGATCCGCTGCTACCCGCTCCGGTGATGAGTCCATCCATCACGGCAAATTCCACCGTGCTGTTATTCAGAAATGCATCGCGCACAGCGCCGAAGTCGGAGTCGGCGGTATCCCAAACCATTTCAAATTCAAGCGAAGCATCTTTAAGAGTACCGACGGTAGCTCGCCAGCCGTTATTGCCGCGGGTCGAAACATCGGCTTCTCCTGTTTCCAGGTTCAGCGTCAAATCTCGAACGTTACCGACGAGGTCCCAAGTGGGAGCCGCGTATGTCCCGGCGTTACGGTAAAGCTTTGCATCAAGTCCAAGTTTGGCTGGCATATTTGTTACTCCTTAACGAACGCTGTTGGCCCACATCGGGGGTAATCGATCTTTGACTTTGTCTAGCGCTGGACCCATGAATGGTCGCTTGGGGTATCTTTCCTTGCGAAACCTACCTCCGAATTCATGTGCTTTGCCTGCGGTACCGACCACCGAGATGTCTGGTCCGATAGTTGCGATCCCTCTTTGCTTGTCGATCGCATAAACGATCGCACGCTTGAGCTGTCCTTGGCGAGTATTCGGAGGCGTACCTGGCATCGATGCGGTCTGCCGACGCTTGATGGAGCGGCGAGCAACCAAACGAATCGAGGCAGCAGCATGGCCAAGGCTCTTGAAGTTGCCTTGCTGTGCTTTGCTTTTGACTTTATCGAATGACTTTTTGGTGGTGACTTTAACTGCGATCATGGTTGTCCTTACGGCGCGGTGAATCCTTGTGCATTGACGTAGACCGTTAGCAGGCAGATGGCCACGCCAGATGATCGTTGCACCGTCCTTGAGAACGACTTCGGTGGCAACTGCGGAATTGTTCGAAAGCTGCATCGAGCAGATATAGCGACGCAGACCTGCACCGGCTGCAGCAACCAACGCGACATCGGTCGTATTGATCACTCCCCCAGCGGCGGACGCAAACGACCATTCGAGTTCGGGGATTTGCCATGGGCGAGTTACCAGTACACCTTGCAGTGTGGAAACCAAGTCAGCCACATCACCGGTAGCGACGCTGGCGTAGGCTGCCGTGAGTGCTCGAGCTGCCATCCGGACGGGGTTACCGGTGATGACCGCATCGTGAGCCGCTTGACCAGCAACATTCGCTGTGACGGTCCCGATGTTGGTCGTAGTTGCAGTGGCTCCCGTCAGGATTACGCCTAAGCTTTGTCCAATAACGGTTTGGCCCCGGCCAGCGGTGATTTCAGCGGTAAGCTCTGCATAATCTTGGCAATTGATGAACTGGGATTGGAAATTGATCGCTGCTGGTGCTGCTGCAAGTGCGATCTGTCCAGATCCAGTGACATAGGCTCCGGAAAAGACCGTTCCGGTCAAATCAATGGTGTTAGTGTCGATGACTGTGGCCGAGTAATTACCACGAAGGACCGCTCCGTTATTAGTGACACCGTTAAGGTATTCGACCCAGATCGTTGGGGTTCCGGTGTATCCGTGTGCGGTCGATGTAAGACGGATGACATTACCAGGACCTGACACCGCGTTGGAAACGGCCTTGAACCCTTGATGATTCATCGAGCGGATGCGGATCTTATAGACTGCTGTTGGGTCTGGAATCTGCTGATGCCGCACATACGAGTTCGAGCGCCCACCAGTCGAATCCATCGCGCGGGAGTGAAAATAGCACTCGTCTGAAAACGGTTCGAGTTCGAGAATCGAATAGGTGGCTGTCGACAGGATTGCAGAGGCCGCCGAAGCAATAGGTGCCAATCCGCCATTTTGGACGCTGTAGACCATATTGGTAACAGTCGTGTTGGCAGCACCACCGATGTCCATACTCAGGCTGTGTTTGCCATCGGGAACCCCGGTGACCGGATCTACCGATACAGCCTCAATGATTTGGTGGTTGTTAGCTTGCCGAGTCCCCCCGGACTGCACCGCGATCATCGCTCGGAAGGGAATGGTGAACGTTTCCTTCGAGAGCAGCTCGGCGAAACCTCCAGCCGTTGTTCCCGAGCTGATCGTAAGAACACCACCGGAAACGGTAGCAGTAGAGCCCAAGCCAGTAGTCAGGTCCCAAAGATCCGTGAGTGTCCGAGTCCAGGAATCCCGGAACTTCTTCTGGATCGACTTCACCTTGAACATATCGTCGCTATCGTCCAGACCCGGGATGTCGCGAGTGACACCTCGAGAGCTGGTAAACTGCAACCGATAAGGTCCAACATCACCTGTGGTCATCGGTTATCTCCAGAGACGATAGGTTAGGGTTACGACGCTTGTGAATTGCATCATGGTTTCCAGATGGTCTGGGGCGTAAATCTGGCTGTTCTCGACGCTGATGAACCGAGCACCTGGGTAACTTGCCAGTGGATTTGCTCGGAAATAGTCACTGATCTGTTCCACCAAGAGGATCAGGGCATCGATGGTTGCGATCTCGTTTTTGGTTTTCTTTTGGATCCCGACATCGATCTGGTAATCGAAGTTGTCTCTGGTGCGATCTAGCGAGGAAGTGCTAAGCCCTTTGGGTACGACCGATACCTTCAAATCCGACATTGTCTTTAGGTCGTAGATGGGTAAATACAGCCGCTGCGCAGTAATCGGCTGACTGAAGCTATTGCCGTTTAGCTCTGCGGTGATTGCATCTGCGATCGCGACGATATTTGCGGGCATCAGGCGATTCCGATTTCCTTGGTGTGGATTCGATACAGGCTGCGATGAGGATCCGACCAGCGCCAGGCAGGTTCTCCCCCTGGAGCGTTTACTTCATAGGTATAGACTTTGGTGCCAACGGTCTCGAGGATCGTGTCACCACGCTCGGGGGTGATTGCCGATCCGGCGATAATCAAATCCAAAGGAGCGATGAGAAAGTCACGATCGGTCCATTGCATCCGGATCCCACCGTAACCGTCATCAAGTTTCATCAGCGTCCGGCCGATCGTGGCCGAGACGCTCACTTGATTTGCACCTCGCACATAAACCACTGTGCTTGAGGCATGCGACTTAAGCTTGCTTGCAAGCCACTGCTGGCCTAGGCGAAGTAGATCCGGCATCGCTTGACCTAGGTCTTAAGGGTGGGCGGCTGATTGGCAGGTGGCTGATTGTTTTGTTCCAAAAGCTTGAGCAGGTTTTGATACTGTTCCATCAGCTTCTTGAATTGCTCCTCATCGAGCACTGCGTTTCCACGCTGCTTCCTGGCATTTCGGATCGCTTGAAGCACAACCGGCAAGCCATACTGGAGCGCTAAGAGAATCGCGATGCTCGAACCTGCCGACGTTGCAACTAAGGTGGATGTGCTCCACATATATTGCTCTTTAATTCGGTCGGTGATTCGATCAGTGATGATGCCAGAGTCTTCAGGGTTTTTGGGTGCAGGTCTTAGTTTTGGTCGATCGACGATCGAATCGATCAGATCGTCCTGGGTATCTGACTTGGCGAGACGCCCGAGTGGGACCTGCATCGGCTCTCCGTAGATCGTCGATGGAACCTGGACGATTTCCTGACTTTCCTCGACTTGGCAGCTTACTTCGCGAGCACCCGCAGGAAGTCCTTCGAGGGTTGCAGGAAGCTTGCCTCGCATCGCACTCAGAAGAAACGGAGTCGATTGACCCAAGCCTTCACCGCCTCCGGCCCAGGTAAGAAGTCCAACCACGCGTGGTCCCTCGTCGGTATAGTCGATGATGCTCGAGCCGCTACGACCTCCGATCGCTTCGGGTTACCACGAGAGGATTTGTCCCTCCTTGCGATTGAGCCGTAGAACCTGCAGGCTTGGCCACTCACACCTTGGGCTTCCGAAGGTCGTCACCGACGATTGGTCGCTCGGGTAACGATCGGCTAGAGGAATTGGATCGACATCTTTGGCGAAGTCTCCGCTGCATTTTAGAAGAGCAAAGTCCACGCTGGTGCCACGACCGTACCCCGAAGCGATGATCGCGGCATTTCCTCGTTCGCTCGCTCCATTCGTGTTCCATCGTTCGACGTTGACCACACGACCACGCTTGGTGCCAGCCACATGGGCATTGGTAAGGACGATTGCATT